GGAACTTGGGGTAAAGCAGATAAAGATCTGGCAGCAAAAGTAAGGGGATCAAAATGATAACACTTAATTATCTCAGAGAACGTGTCGCTAAAATCGATCCTAAAAAAATGGATGCGTATAAACGATTCATAAAATCTAAAAATGTAGATCATGACACTGTTAGGATGGCGCATGATAACCCTAATCATCCTATGGTCAAGGGAATCAAAAATGACAAAAAATATCCAAAATCAAGTTTCAAAAAAGCATTAGACATGTACACAAATGCAGCTGTCAAAGAAGATGTTGAACTTGATGAGGGAATGAAATATACTCATGTTGCAGTTGACAAAAAGGGATTAGTTATTGGATTTGCATCTGATGAAAAAGATGCAAAAGATATGGCAAGAAGAAATGATGGTAAGGTTGTAAAACTAAAAAAACCTATGTCAGATAAAAAAGGTGACATGATGATCAATCGTCCTTTCTCAGAAGCAAAGCAAACTCATATGTTTGATAATGAGAAGGATGCTCGTGCTAAAGCGAAAGAGATCGGTGGCAAGTATGTGAAAGGCAAAGGCAAAAGTGCTGGTAAACATGCTGCTATTGTAGAAAAACTCGACCTTGATGAGAAACTCACTTGAGGAAAATATGCCACTAGGTAAAAACGCAGATGCAGGTGACTATGTAACAGACTTTCAAAAGTCAAAAGCACCACAGTTTAAAGGTAAATCAAAAGAGAAACGTCGGAAGATGGCGATCGCAGCATATCTAGACGCAAAGGATAAAAAGGAAAGTAAAATGAAATCTTTCGATGATTTGAGAAACAATGTTCAAGAAGCAGTTTATACTTCGGCATATGGAAAAAAGATACCAGTCACGAATCCTAAAATGATGAGTGATTTTAAAAAGGCTGAGAAATTACTGATGCCATCTAAAAACTATGATCAAGGTATTGAATTCGTCATGAAAGGAATGAAAATTTCCAAACCTGAAGCAAAGAAAATGGTTGATAAACTTTTTGGAGTGAATCCTAAAACAGGTAAACTCGAAGCAGTAAGTCCTGCTCAACAAGCAGCAATCGCGATAGCAAAAAAAGAAAAAGGTGAAAAACCTAAAGAAGAACAGATGACTCCTGCTCAGAGAGCGAAAGCGATGGCAGACTTCAAGAAACGTGGTGGAAAAATTACTAAACTTGCGCCAGGAAAAGCGCAAGGGTATCATGGTAGAGATGATCCTGGTAAAGATATGCGTGGAATGTTAGATAAACCAGATACTAAAAAATTCAAAACTCGCAAAAAAATTAAATCATTGGGAGCATCGATGAAGTCCATGAGAAACATGGGTGACATGGGAAAAATGGATGAGAATAATGCATATAAGGTTCAAGTAACTGGACCAGATCATGCAGGTGTTCATAGTGTTAAAGCGAAATCTTCAGATCATGCTCATCAAATGGTGATGAAAAAAATTGGTCAATCTAAATTACCAAAGCATATGCAACCAAAAACAAGAATACAAAAAGAAAACTACAAATATGATTATGGTAGTCCAGAGAGTATTAAGTTGATGAAAAAAATAACTCCTGGAGAAGATACTAAAGTTGATGAACTTGCAATGTACACAAGTAAAAAAACACCAAATCTTTCTTATCCTAAAAAGAAAACAAAACATGAAAAAGAAAAAGCTCGTCTCGATATGATGAGAAAAAATAAACAGAAGGGTGAATCTGTAAAAGAAGAAACGAACTTTGCAGTTTCAATAGAAGGTCTTCCAGATATGTTTATGACTGCTGACTCACCAGGAATGTTAAAGCAGACACTTCGTAAGATTGTAAAACAACCATCTATGATACAAAGTGTCAAACGAGTAACAGATGCAATGGTTAAAAAAACATTTAGATTGAAAGCACAAGGTCGAGATGAAGAACAAGATGAGAACGTAAATGAACTTTCTTATAAAACCATGAATCAATACGCGAAAAAGAGTAAAGCAGATACTGATAGAGCAACTAACTCTGCAGTTGCTACTATCATGAGAAAAGGTGATCATTCAAAAGATTTAGATACAATGCGTAAACGTAAAAAGGGAATGTCGATGGCGAAGAATAGAGTTCTAACTAAACTTCGTCGAGGAGACAAATAAATTAATGACAGAAAAATTTAATTCGTTCAGAGAAGAAATAATTGATGACGACTGCGAAATATGTGATATCTATGAAGACTTAGAGATCACTGAAGCAGAGTATCAGGGAAAAAAGGTAAAACTAAACGATCCCATTCGCACATCTGAAAATCCGAATAAAAAATTTAAAGTCTATACGATGGGACCAAAAGGTAATGTTGTGGTCGTAAGGTTTGGAGATCCTAATATGGAAATCAAACGAGACGATCCAGGACGTCGTAAATCATTCAGGGCACGTCACAACTGTGATAATCCTGGGCCAAAATATAAAGCCAGATACTGGTCATGTTTCCAGTGGAGAGGTGGATCAAAGGTAGATAGCTAATGTACGAATATAAAGCACTAATCAATCGTGTCGTTGATGGTGATACAGTCGATATCGATATCGACTTGGGATTTGGTATATGGATGAAAGACGAACGTGTAAGAGTTATGGGTATAGATACTCCTGAATCAAGAACATCAGACAAAGTGGAGAAGATATTTGGACTCGCGGCAAAAGACAGACTTAAAGAACTTATACCAGAAGGGTCAGTACAGATCCTCAAAACAGAAGTCAACAAAGACGGAGAAGATGCAAAAGGAAAGTTTGGAAGGATCTTGGGAGACTTCATCGTTGAAGGACATAGGATCACTAAGATACTTGTTGATGAAGGACACGCAGTAGAATATCATGGACAATCGAAAGAAGATATTCAAGATGGGCATTATAAAAATAGGCAAAGATTAGTTACAGAAGGAAAGGTAATTATAGAGGAGAAATAAAATGCTCAGATGGCTAACATCTTTTGTTGGCTTAGTCATGTGTATTTCTGTTGCATCTGCTGATACAACAACTGTCAACACAACGTCTGACTCTACCAGCAATAATACAAATACGAATAGAAGTACAGTCGATTCAACCCAAACATTAAAATCCCCACCAGCATCTGCTATTGCACCATCTATTGGTGCAAGTAGTTCAGATATATGTACGACTGGTGTGAGTGGAGCAGTTCAAACTCAGATACTTGGTGTTGCTGGTGGCACTACAATCAGAGATATGAACTGTGAAAGACTTAAACTTTCGAAAACATTATATGATATGGGCATGAAAGTTGCAGCAGTTTCAGTTATGTGTCAAGATCGTAGAGTGTTTGATGCGATGCAGATGGCAGGAACACCATGTCCTTTCTTCGGAGAAATAGGAGAAGAAGCAGCAAGTGGTTGGGAAACTTCTCCGAATTATATACCACCTAAAATAGAGGATAAAACTAATGATCAAAAAACTGGCGCTTTTGTTGCTGGTGGTCTTTTGGCTGCTCTTATTACAATCCTTGCCCTCTAACGCAAATTCATTGAACTCGACTTGGTCAGGAAACTACAACACAGGGTACTGGGGAGGACTCGAGGGTGGAGAAGTGCCAAACATGATACCTAATGGATCAGGATTCGTTTGGGGATATGGTGGTGGAATAATAAGTAATACAATCGCAATAAATCAAGCAATACAAGATGAAGGAGTTCAAGTAGAAGGATATTCATATGTATGGAGAGTTAAAAATGCGAATACAAACTTATATGAACTACAGGGAGATGTAGATCCATTTAGTATAACAGTCGATGTGTATAAGGAAGATGGAACATTATATACTTCTTATGTTTACGACTACACTCAATTTCAGGGATGGACAACACATGAAGGATATGAAACTTTTCCAGATCAATTTTTAGATCCAGCATTTTTTGGTAACATGACGATAAGTGCTGAAGGTAATGATGCAGGATATTGGGCAGGACATTGGGGACCAGAGTTCGATACATCTCAATCTAGCCTGATACTTACATATTCATCGAATCCTTGTTATAATAATCCACTATATGACCCAGCATGCAGTGGATATGCAGAGGCAATCGCACAGTTAATATTAGAACAACAAGAATTAGCAATTACATCAATACCTGAACAGGAGATATTTTATGAAGAACCTATTCAAAACATTACTTCTAATGAAAGTTCTATGGGGATGGAAAATACTCAAAGTCAAAGTCAAAGCAATTCTTCTCCTGATCAAGACAATACTGAAGAGAAAGAAACAAAAGGAAAAAAATTAAAAGAGGCAGCTAAAAAAATAGCAGCAAAATTGCAGGAACAAATAGTTGAATCAGAAAATATGACTGAACAGCAACTTGCTCAGGCAGAGATGTTAGCGATGATAAACTATGTGCCGGCATTTGATTTATATAAAATGACATTAGCAGGTGGCACATATCCCGATGTTGTATTTTATCCAACAACAACTGTTCCTGATTCACCAAACGGGAAAAGAAATAATTTTGCACAACAACTATTGCATCAGCAGATGGTTGATATGCAATATGAGGAGAGATAAATGTCAGATAAAAATCTAGCAGAGGAACTAGAAAATATAGAAAATTTAAAAGATAAAGAGTTTCACGTTTTAGGAATTAAAGTATCCTTTGTATCAGTATCAGCATTACTCGCTGTTATAGGTTCTGTTCTTGGTGCACTCTATGGTGGATTCCTAATGTATCAAAAAGTTGAGGAAGTCGCTGGATTAGATGTAGGTGCATTCGAACAAAGAATGGATATCATAGAAACTAAACTTGATGAGGCGATCGATTATACTCGTGATATTAAATCAGGTCTTCGTGATGACATAATGAAGATAGAACAACAGAGTGATCGCAACGAGGATACTGTAAAAGATACCGAGGATACGTTAAATGCTCGTATGCGTCAACTCGAAAAAGATGTATTTGATATGATTGAGATAGCAGAGGGTAGATTTGAAACTAAAAGAGATGCACTGCAAGAGGATTATGATAAGAAGTCAACATCATTATTAACAGATTACGAAACAAGAGCAGATAAATTAAATGATAATTATGATGAAAAAGCAGAAAGATTAAATAAAAATATTAATGATGATCTCGAAAAGTTAGAAACTGATATCAAACAACTTATGAAAGAACTTGAAGAAAGAGTAAATAATCGAGTTCAAAATTCACTTGATAATCCACTCGCAAACTAATATTGTATAAATAGTTCAAACTTTTATTTTAATGGAATAACTGATGGCAGACACAACAAACGAACGACTCGGAAGAATCGAAGAAAAGTTAGACAAACTAGCAGATGCAATGGTTTCAATTGCACGTGCAGAAGAGAAGATTGAAGCGATGTCTGACGAACATGATAAGCAATATGATCGGATAAATAAGTTGTCCTTAAAAATAGATGATATAGAAAGAATTGTTTTGGATAATCAGAGGTCAGTTCAATTTATGCACAAATTATTCTGGGTTGTTGCCGTAGCTGCAGCCGGAGCTATAGCAACAAACATATATATGTGAGGGAAAAATGTCACAAAATAAACAAATATATTTAATACCTGAAGAGATTCCAGCGAATGAAAGAACTGCATTTCATGGCGCTGCAGCAGGTGCAGCGAAAGCAGGGAAAAAAACATTTAAGTTCAATGGTAAAACGCACCCAGTAACTATGAAAAAAGATACTGCAAAAGCAATCACCAGTCAAAACGAAACATCTCATGATGATTCAGAGATGGATCCTGAAGATAGAAAAGAAAAGTTGAAAAAGAAAAATGGTAAATCCATGAAGGGTGATACTGCTGAAATGAATCCTAAAATGGGGGATAAAAAAGGAGATCCGATGGAACAGAAAGAATCTTTGACAATACGAGATAAATTAATGATGGTTTTAGAGGGTGATCGTTCAAAACACTATAAAGGTGCTACGAGACCTGAAACAGATGATGATAAATTATCAGGTGCTGGCGCGAAAAAAATGAAAGCAGATATACAAGGTAATGCTGCAGATCCAGACTTGGTAAGTAAAGGGCATGATGATGCTTCAAAGGCTGGTAAAGTGACTAAAACTGCTAAAAAACGCACTACCGATAATGATCAGGGAGATAAAAATATTATTAACGAACCTGAAGATATTACTAAAAAAGCAGGCATGAAAGAAGAATCAACTGTCAGAGAAGTTAAATTAGCACTTCAAAACCAATATATGAACAGTAATTGGTAGGAGATACAAATGGCGATTAATCCTCCATCATTTCAAAAAGATGCTATACCAACTCCACAAGGTTGGAGACATCCTAAAACAGGTGAACTTTTGGTTGCAAGGAAGATATCTATTGAGGATATAGATGACTATAACAATCCTCAATCTATGACTGAATTAATTGATCAACCATCAGATGATGTGATATATGAAGAGGATGAAGATTGGGATAGTGATGATGTAGATTGGGAAGAAGATGATGAACTCGAAGATCTCGAT